TTGTAGCATATTTTTTAGCTCCATCATCATCTAATTCAACAAAAGCCATGAAATTAAATCTACTATAAACTAAAGGATCTCTATCTGCTTGATGAGTCATGTTATCAGTAGTCCAATCAACAAAAGTTCGTATAAATCTTCCAAATGGACTAGAGCCAGTAAAAAATGTATCTGTGTTTATTTGTAGAGTAAATGCGTTTCTAAAGTATTGTAAAGCAGTAAATGTTGATGGCTCAGTATAACCAACTCCCTCGTTAAATTTAATATCTTTTAATGGAGATAATCCACAAACTGCGGTTAAACTAAACTCTCTAGGATAAGCAACATCTTGCTCTGGACTAATATCATTTAATAAGTTACCACACCAGAACAAAGTATAAGTTGAGTCATCATCTGAACGATAGACTCCTATTTGCCATCTACCATAAACACTTGTTTTTATTTCATTTATTAAAGCTTGTTGAGCATTAGATGTAATTAGCATATCGAAAACTAATTCACTAGGAATCAAACCAGTAAATCTATTTTCGTCCTCTGTTTGATACGTTAAATCAAATCCTCTTGAACTTAAAACTGGCTCATGTAAAGTGTTATCAGTTGCTTCATTATCATAAATCTCTAAACGATAATAAACACTGCTATCACTCTGAAATATAGATTGAAATTTTTTCTCTCTTGCCATTAGTAACCTCTTGTTCTGTTTCTGTTGTTTTTAGCTCTATCACTACTTAATAAAATGTCTGCTCCTTTTATTGTTCCAAATACTTGAACGTTACCTCCTCCACTTTCTCCAATCATTGATTTAAGCTTGTCTAATGGAGCTATTACTTCAGGATTAGACATTGTTGTTCCTGGTCCTTCTCCTACCATAGCAACAGTTGGTCCAGTAGCTAATCCTCCATCAGCTAGTCCAATTAAAGATAAAACTGAACTTGCTCCAGCTTCAGCTGCTAAATCTAAACTTCCAAAACCTAATGCAGTTAAAATACCTCTTATAGCTATCATTGCAATAAGTTGAGAGATTAATGCTTGAAAAGCTTTTTTTGCACCATCTACAATAGCAGTAAAAAAGCCATCCGAACTTTGTAATGCTTGAGCAAATACTCCTTGCATTGTTTGTCCAAAACTCATAAAAGCTCCTTTTATATTACCAGCCAATACTTCTGTTTGTGTAATAACATTTCCTAAATCAACCATTTCAACTTTAGTAAGCTCTACCTTATCTCTTAACTCATCAAAATTTTGAGTTATAAGTTTTATAGGAGCGGCATCTAATTTTGGAAAGTTTAAGTTTTGAAAACCCTCTCCAAATTTACCAGTTATTGTTGGTCTTACTGGATCTGGAGTAGGAGGAGGAGTTTTTTTAGGAGTAAAAAATGGCTTTCCAGTAACTGGATTAATTGCGTTTCCACTTCTCATATCTCCAATAATGGATGTATCTGGAGTTATATTTTGATTGCTAAAATCTAATCCTTTCGATTCTTCTTTAACTCCAAAAATAGCATCTTTAACTCTATTAAATACATCAACAACTTTATCATAATTAGCAGTAAGAAAAGTTGCAGCAGCTAAAGCAGCACCTATTACTCTTCCTTGTGGAGTTAATAATTTAAAAGCATCAAAAACAAATTTTAAAGCTGGTAAAAGTTTTAACAAAAAGAACTTTCTTAATTTTGAAAATGCAGTAATCATTTTACCAACAACAACTAAAATAATTCCAAAAGCAGAAGTTAATCCAGCAGTTTTTAAAGCTCCTTTTTTTTGTTCGTTAGAGAATTGACTTGTAAACTTTGCTAAATCGCTTAAAGCAACAACTAAATCTTTTGCTAAAGGTAATAACTCTTGCCCTATTTCAACTCCAGCATCGTTTAAATCAGATTTTAATTGTCTTAATTGATTAGCAAAACTTTCGCTAGTTCTTGCAAAATCTCCTACTGCGTTTTGTGATTGCTTTAATGCTAGTTGATAAGTTAATGTTGCCTTTGCAACTCTATCTAATTCTTTAAATACTAATCCTTGTTCTGCTGCAAATGTTTTTAAATCAGCTTCAGTAATCGCAATACCTAAAGATTTAATGCTCTCTCTCTCTCCTAATAAAGCCTTTGTTAATGCAGCACTAGCACCAGCAGCTCCTCCACTAAAATTTGTAAAAGATGCTAAATCAACTGCTAACTCATTAACTTGATTAGATAGTTTTAAAGCTTCTTCTTGAGTAAAACCGAAGCCAGTTAATAAATCTCCAGTATCTCCTAAAAGTTGTAAAGCTGCTTGACCACTTAATCCAAAATTCTTTTTTAAATTATCAGCAGTTTCAGTAGCATCATCTCTAATATCTCTAAATACAGTATTAAATTTACTTTGTGTTTCTTCAAAATCACTGGCTAATTTCACTGCAACAGAGCCTAATCCTAATAATGGAGCAGTAAAATTTCTAGTAATACTCATTCCAATATTAGCCATTCCATCTCCGAACTGCTTAAGCTTTCTAGTTGACTTTCTTAAATTGCTCTGAAACTGCCTATCGTTTAAAGAGAGTTTTACACTTAAATTCTTTTCAGCCATTTTTTTTATTTATTAAATCGTATTTCTTAGCTATATATTGAGCTCGCTTTTTTTGTTTCTCAACATCTTTAATCTCTACTCCTTTCTCCCATTCAAACTTTACAAGTTTTTGAGGAGTTAAATTTTGTCCTTTTTTTGTATGTGGCTGCAACATTAAACAAGCTAACCATCTTACTCTTTCCCATTCCCTCTTTTCTTTTGATTCTATTACATCATTACGACCTTTTTGTATCAAAAAGAATTCATGAAATGTTAAATTCCAAAATTCATTAGGCAACAATCCAAGCCCATAACCTACAGACTCTAATGTATCCCAGTCTATTTCTTTGCCGCTTTCTTCTTCTTTGCGGCTTTCACGTTTCCCTCGTTTCCAAGTTTAGCACTAAATTGTGTAGAGAATACTTCTAATACTTTATTTAAAGCATCAAAATCTTCATCTAATAAATCTGCTACACTTTCAACTGTTAAAGAACATTCTTGTCCACTTACTCTCGATCCGTCTTTAATTCCATTTAGAATCAAAAAACAAGCATCATCTAAACTCATTGACTCTCCTAACTTATCTAAATCACTTAAAGCTCTGTCTGTATCTTTGCAGAACATTCTTAAAGCATTCATTCCAAATCTTACTGGATAATCTTTGCCGTTTATAAAAACTATTTCGTACATTTTTATCGTTATTTATCGTTATTATTAAATTATCATTGAAGAGAGGAGGAGATAAACTCCAACCTCAATCCAACGATAAAAATTATTATACTGGATTCTGAGTTAAATCTCCTGATCCCTCGATTGTTACCGAGTAAGTTGGTGCATCTTCAGTACCTCCAGAAATCTCTAAAGATGTAATGAAACCACTACCAGTATAAGTATATCCTGCTGGAGTAGCTAGTGCAAATGTAAAACTTACTAGCTCTCTGTCCCTAGATTGAGTAAATAACTCATCTACATCTGTTGTTGTTCCAGCACTTACAAAGTCCATAAGTCCATCAGCACTTAAAGAATAACTTTTAGTACCTCCTAAAAGAGTTCTATTACCACCTGAATCTTTGTTTGTTATGTCGATAGTGTCAACATTGTAAGATAGACTTACGTTCTGTGAGTGCATTAGTTTAAATTTATCAGCTGAGCCAGTAGTAGCCTGAACTTTTAAAATTAAATTTGTTCCGTTAAAAATTGCCATTGTTTAAAATTTTTTATTTATTAATATCTTCTTTTTTGCTTTCTTTTTTATTATCTAGAGCTTTTAAAGACTTTAAAACTCTATACTCTTTAATACCTACTTCGTAAGATTCGCCTTTTTTATAATCAACTCCTCTGAAAGTAATATCTTTTTTTAATTTTATTTTATACATATCTATCTATTTATATTAAATCTATAATCGTGAGCTATTTGATAAATTCCATTTGTTCCACTTGTATCATCAAAAGACTCAACAGAATTCTCAAAAAATATCTTATCTACTACTACTCCAGCAAAAGTTCCACTTACATAATCTAAGGCATCTCTAACATGACCTGACAAAGTAATTAAATCGCTATACTTGGAATGTACTAAAGTAATCTGTACTGTAACATAATCATATGTAGATACTCCGTTTTTTGTCATATTAGGAATATCACTAACAACTTGGTAAACTATAAATGGAAGAGTAGGATCATTTTGACTAAACTTAAATCTAGCTGGGAATATTCTAGTAATACCTCCAGTTGTAACTAAAGGAGCAACATCTGAATCATTACTTAAAATATTATATATTGCTTTTCCTACTTCCATTATTTCTTAAATCGTTTTTCAATCAATTTTTTAAGCTGATTAGTTACGTCATTTAATGCTTGTGATCCTTTGCTTCTTGCAGCATCATCTAACATTCTTAAACCAGCTACACCTCTAAAACCATATTCAAAAAAGAAAAAATAGAAACCAGTTTTATTTTCATTTGCGTAAGCTCCTTTTACTCTTGGACCTACAAAAACACTTGGAGAAACTCCTTTTCTATTTTTTCCATTTATTACTGCTAAAGACTTTTTTAATTGTCCAGTCTTTCTACTACTTGCACCTTTTAAAGTAGGTTTAATATTATCAACATTAGCTCTTAATTGTGTTAATATAGGCTTTGCTGCTTTTCTCATTGCTTGTCTTAAAAGAGTTTTGTTTTTAGAATCTGACATATTTAAAGACTCTAAATTTCTAGCTATTTCAGCAAGTTCTTTTTTATCTATTGTTAGCCCTACATTCATTAGCTTGAGAATATATCTTTTAAATCTTTCTTAACTATTGTTAAAAGCATTTTATCTTTTCTTCCTATTTCTTTAATTCCTAAAATAGCATATTCATTATCTCCATCACTTAGATAAAAATCTGGACTCGTACCTATTGCAGTCCTATATCTAATTAAACATTCAACCATTTGCTCTCCTACAAAAACATCTGATTCATAAGATGTCTTACCACCTTTGAAATTAAAATCTGCAAATATCGTTACACTTGCAGCACTTCCAGATACTCTTTCTCCATAAGCATTAGTAGTAAATGTTTGATTAAATAAAGTTAATTTTCTATCTAACTTCCCAAATATCATAATTCTAAAAATCTGTAAGGAGTTAGCATATACTCAACCATTAATGGAAGTTCAGCAACTTGTGTACCTAAAACAACATCTTGTCTTTGTTCGTAGTATCTTCCAACTATAATTAGCATTGCTTGTTTTATAGCATCCTCAACTTCAGAAGCAGTTCTACCTACAACAAATTCTATTTCTACTGCATTCGGTCTTTCAAAAGTATCAGGAAAAGATCCATCATTACTTTGATAGATTCTTCCAGGTTTTATCTTATCGTCTAAATCATAGTTAGAAGCTGCTAAAGTTACTAACGAATTACTAGTATCATAATACTTTACATGAGTAACACTTTGCACTATTCCAACTTGTAAATCTATATAAGGAGGGAACTCATCAAAATAAAGATTGTAAGTTTGACTCATCAATCTTCTTCTTGTAAACTCCTCAACTTGATTAGTTGCAACACCTATTAAAGCAGTAATATAATCATTGTCATCATTAAAATCAGAATCAATTCTTAAATGTATTTTTGCTTCAGCTAATGAAATAGCAGTAGCAGATGGAGCAGTTTTTAAAACTAGCTTTCCATAAGGAACATAGTCATTTTGATTGTAATAATAGTTGTTGTAAGTAAACATAAATTAAAAAATTAATGGAGGAGGAATTACCCTCCTCCGTTAAATAAACAAAATTATGCTTCAATTAATGTAGCAAAAGCAGAATCATTTTGTACTGCATCACCATCAACTAAAGAAGTTAATACATATCTTGGCTGACCAATTCCAGAATTCGTGTAGATATCGTAGATGACATCTAATCCACCAAATTGAGCAATGTGAACTTTAGAGAAGTCTCCAAATAAAGCATGTTGCTTTGTAGAGCCACCTCCATTACCAACATTTGTAGATTGGAAAGCAAAGTATCCATTCATCATTTTGTCAGAATTGTCATATAAAGCACTTACTCCAGTAACTTGTACTGCAGCTTTTGCAGCAGTGTAAGCTTTCATGTCCATAAGGTAAGCTAATCTAGCTCCCTCAACTTGAACTCCAGCAGTTAAAACTGCTTTCTCCATAGCTAAAACAGAAGTTGCAGAAATTGCAGCAGTTGATCCAGCACCAGCATCAGCAAAGATAGAAGTTGGAGCATTAGTTACATCGCCAGTTCCTAATAAAGCAGCTTCTAAAGTAGCAGCAACAGACATAGCCATGTTTCTTCTCAATGAAGCTTCGATAGATGCGTTTTGAGCGATAGCTTCAGCAGATACATTAACAATAGAAATAAGTTTCTTAGGGTCTAATGTTAAGCTTGTAGCAGTACCATTTTGAGCTGGAGCAGAGCCACCAGTTTCAGGAACAAATCCAGAATTGATAGAGCTAAACACGGGAAATTTCAAGTTCGATACCCCCGAGTAAAAGTTGCATCCAGCAGAAGCTAATACTAAATTTGCTTCTAATTGGTCAGTCCATGCCATAACCTCAGTAGCGTTACCAGCAGCAGTAGCAACAGATGCTCTTGTTAAGATTGAAGATGGTATTGCAATACCTTTGAAAGATTGACCAGTGTAACGAGCTTCGTTACGAGCTTCTTGATCCATCTCTTTTACTAATCCACTAAGACGACCAGTTGCAGCTTGGTGCATAGCATCTTGGAAAGAGTAATCTCTTATCTCATTTGGAGTGTTTTCTGTAACTTCTTTGATAGCCTTTGTAGCTTGTAGTTTCTCAAAAGATTCAGCTCTTGTAGCCATCTTATTTAAGTCCTCTACTTTTTCGTTTAAAGAATCAAAATTGCTTTGCTCATCTGAACTCATATCACGACCCTCAGCAGATGCTACTAGTCCTTCCATTTTTTCGATAACTTCAGCTCTTTCTTCTTTGTAAAGTTTTGATGTTTTCATTTAATTGAAAATTATTATTAATACTTATTTTTTAAGATTTTCAATCGCATTTGGTTAAGGCTGCGATTTTTTAAATCTTCTTCTTCTTTTTGTACCTCTTTTAATTCTTTCTCTAAATTGTCATTTAGTTTATTTTCTTCTTGTTCTTTTTGCCAATTCTCTAATGAACGTAAAGCAAATGATCCAGCTTCGTTATATGCTGGAAATGTGACACTGCTGATGTCGTATAATCTAGACACTTTGTTTATTGTTCTGATGTTTTTACCTTCTTCGTTTCTCCAAGAATCATCCTCAACAGTAAAAGCAAAACTTGATTGACTTATTGTTCCATTTTTTAACAGAGTCATTAAATCATTTGCTAAAGTTGTATCTGGCATATCAGCTTCATACTTTAATCCTTTTTCATCTACTGACAATCTTAAAGTATTATTAGTTGTTCTAGCTAAAGGAAGTCCATCATGATTAATTAAAAACCTTACATCATCCTCTAATCTGCCATCAAAAGCACCAGGAGCAATATACTCAACAAATCCTCCTAAATCGTTTGACTCACTATTAAAGACTGCACCATATCCAACAACAACATTTTTACCATCATCATTCCTTACTTCGATATTAGATACGTTAAATGTTCTAACTTCTTTGTCAGTAATGTTTCTAGCTTCTGATTTATCCTCTTCTTTATGTCCTGGATAATGGTCTGCTTCATCCATGTCTTTGTCTTGTTCGTCTATCATTTCAACATCATCAACATTTTTACCATAGTAAATAATGATTGAGTCATCTGTTTCTTCTATCTTTTGGATATGTCTTAAATCATGTTTTTTCATAATATTTTTATTTTCTTCCATTTCTTCTTTTACTGGATGATTGTTAGGTAATAAATCTGTATCATGTTTACCTCCTTGAAATCTTCCTTTTTTTAATGCGAATAAAAAAGAATTAACTCTAGCATATGCCCATTGTTCTGGACTTGATACATTTGGTCTAACTGATCCTGGATTGGTTTTGTAAGCTCCTATTCCTCTTTCAAAAACTTTTTCAAGTTCAGCTAAAGTTGTTCTGCCATTCCAATCTAAATCAAGCTCTTTTATTTCATCATTATGTTCTTTAACTTTATTTTCTAAAGCTTTAACAACTGTTTCATTTAGTTGTTTTTCTTCTTTCTTTCCCTCTAGTTTTTTAGTCAATTCTAAAATAACATCTTTCATTCCTTGCTCTCCTAGATTACCAATAACTCCCCATTTCATTTGAGCAACAACTCCACCAACATTAGAAAGATTAGGCTCTGTATCTTCTTTAAATTGTTTACCATCTTGGAAATGTCTAGCTGCCCAGCTCTCTCTTTCTTTAATCCATGTAGTAATCGCTTCAGTTTCCTGACCATCTCTCGACCTACTCCATAACATAAATGCTTCATTACCTCTTATGTTTCCTCCAGCTTTCCAAATTTCTGGAGTTTGTTCTTTTACGTTAGAAGCAAAATTAAAATCAAATTGTGGATAGTTTGAATTCCTTAAACTGATTTTTTTATCTTCTCCTTTTGTTGGAAAGTTAGTCATCCGATTCTGTTTCTCCTATTGGTGCAAAGTTTAAAGGTTTGTATAATTCATCACCCTCTTCACCAACTTTATTAAAGCCCTCCATTTGTCTAATCTCATTAATTGATAAAGCACCGATTGCAGCCATCTCTCTATAATAAGCTGAACGACTTGCAGAATCTCCTCTTAATAATGCTTTAGTATCTAAATCGATTGTGAATCTTCCAAATTCTGTTTCTCTAAATAACTTTCTGTTTAACTCTTGTTCTATCATTGTTATATAAGGAAGCAAAGTATATCTTACAAAATCAATACTTAAAGCTTCAATGCTTGAGTAATTAGCAGCTTTTTCTAAATGTCCGATTAAACTTAATGGCACTTTAAAAATTCTTGCTATTTCTTCTATCTGAAATCTTCTAGTTTCTATAAGTTGGTACTTGCTTAAATCAACTGCTGCACTATCAAAAGTCATACCCTCCTCAAGTATTGCAGTTTTACCAGCCATGAATGATCCACTATATTGATTATTCCAAGATCCCTTTAATCTTTCAACTGCTTCTTTAGATAGTTTACCTGGATGTTTTATAATACCTCCTATATTAGAACTATTACCTAAATAAGAATTAGCAGTATCATTAGAAGCTATTGAAGTCGCAATAGTTGTATTTTGTGCTTTTAAAATACTCACACCTTTGTAACCATCAAATGATAAATTAAAAAAATGTAACATATCTTCTTTCATTATTCCAATCTCAAAATCTTTGACATCATAAATGATATTACCCTCATGCTTTATTACTTTAACATCTTGAGGATTGATAGGTATTAATGATACTGGTCTAGCAGAGCTATCTCTTTCTATATAAAAATAAGCATTCCCTTCAACTAAAAGATTAGTCATTAAAGTATCCAGGAATGTGTAAGGAGTCATGTATGAGTTAGGATAACGAGCTAGTAGATTATAAACTGGATGTGATACATCGTTTATCTTGTCGCTATCATCTTCAACTTTATAAACTTTAATGGGTAGACTTGCGATTGATTCGCTTATAACTCTTACACAAGAAAAGACTGCACTAAATGTTAGACTTGAATCTCTACTAACTGCCGTTCTGTTAGCTGCTCCTTGTCCTCCAAAGATTGCTCTTAAAAAATTATCTCCACGTTTTTCTGAACGTAGGAAGTCAAATAGTCCCATAAAATAGTTGTAATTACCCTACAAAGATAAGGTAAAATAATTCTCAATAAAAATTATATTTTTTTTAAAAATTTTTTTATGTTGATAACTTTGGAAGAAAAAATTATATCCAAACAATACCTCTATCATCATAACTAGAATCTTCAGTATCATCATTCATATAAGAGCCAATAGCCATAACTAAAGAAACCATCCCATCTATTTTCTCTGTTGCTTTGCTCTTATCAAATTTAATGTTTCCAGCTGGATCAGACTTTACTGCTACATTAGAAGCCATCCATCTTAAGACTTTATTACCTCCATGATTTAACTGCTTTCCTAAAATAAGTTTTTCTAGTTCTTTAGTTGGAGCTGATAGACTTGCAAAACCTTGTCCAAATGGAATCATAGGTAAACCATCATTAACTAAATCAATTACTAACTGACTACTATTCCATCTATCGTAAGCTATCTCTTTAATGTTTACTACTTCAGCAACTTCTTTAATTCGTTTTTTAATGTAATTGTAATCCGTTACATCTCCCTCTGTAAGCATTATTAAATCTTCTTTACCCCATCCAATGTAATCAACTTGATCCCTCCGACTTCTTACAAATGCAGTATCTTTAGGAGCAAAGAAATAAGGAATAATTGTAAACCTATCATCTTCAGGAATGATTAAAACGAATGCAGAAATATCTCTTACACTTGCTAAGTCAAGTCCAGCATATGCATTCATCCCTCTGTAATCTTCTAACCTTATTGGAGCTTTATCACATTCCATCCATTGAGCATCTGATAACCATTTACTAGCTGAACTCATCCATTGATTTAAATGTAACATCCTAAAGGTATTCTCATAACTTGGAAGCTTAATAGCTTTCTCTTGCTCTCTTTTAAGATAATCTAATTTTACTACTCCACTTTCTAATCCTGGATTGGCTAACCTTAAAGCTTCTTCACTAGTCCAGTCTATATCTAATGGGCAGTCATATTTAATATAATAAAACGATTCATCTTTGATAATACCCTCTGAAACTTTACGACCATAATCCTCTGTTTTTTTACAGATTGACTCTCTATTATATCCAGCAGTAGTTATTGCTATTGTTAAAGGCTGCCTTCTTGATCCAACACTTGTAGTTAAAGCATCCCATAAAGAAGAATCTTTTTGTATAAAAAATTCGTCCATAGCAATGAAGCTACAATTATAACCATACTTCGTACTAGCTTCGCTGCTTATAGCTTTAAAAGATGAATTACTTTTTTCATGAATAATAGAGTTTTTAAATACTTGTAAATTTTTTGCTAGTTGTTTATCAGCTCTAACCATTCCAGAAGCAACCTCAAATATTATACCAGCTTGTTGCCTATCTCCAGCAGCAACATAACACTCTGCTGATGGCTCGTTGTCGGCTAGTAACATATATAAAGCGATTGCAGAAATAAGAGTTGACTTTCCGTTCTTTCTTGGTAAGCAAATGTAAGCAGTTCTAAATCTTCTTAATTCTGTTGTTCTATATTTCCAACCAAATAAATCTCTTACTATCTTTTTTTGAAATGGCTCTAGCTTAAAATTAGTTCCTCCTTTTTCTCCTTTTAAATGTCTAATGTGATTCTCAATAAAATAAACTACTCTATCAGCAGCTTTCTCATCAAAGTAAAAAGTATTATCGCTAACAATATCCATTAATCAAAGAAATTAAAATCGTCTGTTCTTTCTTGCTCTTGTTCTGGCATTGATAAACTTGCTCTGCTTGATGGAGTAAAACCAAATTGAGAAGATAGTTTTATTGCATTTTGGAGAGCATTTTGCATTACTTTATACTTAGGATTAATTTTAGTCATTCTTAATTTACCATCTTTATCAATTGTTTGCTCTGTAAAGTTTCCTCCTAGCTCTGCCGAGATACTTCTATAAATTCCAATCTCATTACAATAAGCTGCTAGGATCGATAAGTCTGTTAAGTGTAACATCTTAATTTTAGCTAGTTCATTTGATACTATTTCCCATTCATCTGCACCCTCTTGATTTAAAAAAAAAGGAGCTTCTGGCATTGAAACAACTGCCGTTGTCTCCATCTCGTTTCCCACTAGACGAGACTTTTCTAACGTACCTTTCAGCTCCTTAATTTTTGTTGGTATTTTTTTCCTCCCTTTCATTATCTGAACTTAAACTGGTTTTAGTTTGGTATAACTATATCCCCCACGTTTTTGTTTTAATTTTGCGTATAAAAAATGAAAAC